AAACCTTGGACATAGCAAACCTTGGACATAGCAAACCTTGGACATAGCCCCGTTCAACATAGCCCCGTTCAACACTGCCCCTGTTTGCCCCCGTTCCCCAACTTTTTACCCCACGCACGCTAAACAAAAAAGTTCTTGACAATCTGCTATGTCCAAAGTATAATTGTGGGATTAGAGGAGAATAATAAAATGACGATACAAAAGATCAGCCCTGAAGGCCTTGAGATAGCGCATGCCTACTTGGAAAATAAGAGCGATACCCTAGCTGCAGCATCCGCCCTAGGTCTTGCCCCGGAAGAAGTGGAACGCTACTTAAACAAGAGAGAAGTGCGCTCCTACATTGACCGCATTTTTAATGAGAGTGGCTTCCGTAACAGAGACAAGATGGGTTCTGTGTGGGACGAGGTCCTAGCAGCTAAGTTAGAAGAAATGGACGAGACTGGACTAGGCTCTAGTAAGGATATTGTTGAGATAATGGAGCGCATGCACCGCTTCAATATGGATCAACTAGCCATGCAGATTAAGCTTGCCGAGATAGGACAACCCGCAGTACAGATAAACACTCAAATCAATAATGATGGTGGCTCTAATTATAATAAGCTGCTAGAAAAGTTAATAGGTGGTAGTTAGTGGAAGTATCTAGAGACTATATAAATACAAAAGAGATAGTAGAGTTTCCTGTGGAGACACGATTCTTAAAACTACCAATACAAAACTTCCTAGCCATAAAGAAGGTCGTGCCAATCGAGCCACAGATCGCTCTTATAAACGCTTTGAATGACCCCCGTCATAGATTCGTCGTTGCCTGCTTATCGCGGCGAACAGGCAAGACTTACGCATCCAACACCCTAGCCTTCTTGAAAGCTATGGAGCCTAAGTCTAAAATGCTGATTGTATCCCCGAACTTCTCATTAACAAACATATCTTGGAATGAGCAAGTTAGTATGCTCAAAGACTATGAAATTGAGATAGAATCACGGAACAAAGCTATCCGAGAGATTCACCTTGAGAATGGTAGCATGATTAAGTTCGGGTCTTATAACAACCCAGACTCACTTGTTGGACATAGCTACGACTTGATACTAGTAGATGAAGCGGCCCTTGAAAATAAAGGAGCTGATGTATTCAACGTACAGCTCCGTCCAACCCTTGATAAAGTCAATTCAAAATGTATCTTCATCTCAACACCCAGAGGATTGAACTACTTCCACGAGTTCTATATGAGAGGATTTGATAAGGAGTTTGACAACTGGGTTAGTATTCATAGCACTTATAGAGATAACCCTAGAACAGTGGAAGCCGATATAGACGATGCTAGACGTAGTATGAGCCGCGCTGAATTCAAGCAAGAGTACGAGGCAGACTTTGCAACCTTCGAAGGCCAAATATACGAAGACTTTGATGAAGAGAAACACATACGTGACTTAAGTGATATGAACTGGGGAGAGTATAGGTTTGAGACTATAATGGGAATTGACCCCGGGTACAAGGATCACACAGGTGCTATTATCCTTAAGTACGACACAGAGGACGATATATTCTTTGCTGTGTGGGATTACCAGTTTAACCAACGTAACACTAAAGAACACGCAGAGGCATTTTTCCACGCGTTTGAAGAACATGATGTAGACATAGTATTTTGCGACTCCGCAGCGGCTCAGTTCCGTCAAGATTTAGCGGCACTATACGACCTTCCTAGTAATAAAGCCCATAAGTCCGTTTTGGACGGGATTGGCTTTGTCCAAGGTCTTATACAAAACGATAGGTTAGTAGTAGATAAAAACTGTGAAGACTTAATACTCATGCTAGCCAATTATCGTTGGGACCCTAATCCAGCGCTGATCCAGCCCAAACCTAAGCATGATAAATTCTCTCACCTAGGGGACGCATTACGCTACGCTTTGTATAGTTACGTAACCTAGACCTATAATTAAATTTACGGCTTTACATCTGCTTACTAACAAAGTATAATATATGTATATTGAGTTGGAGGAGCAGATATATCGCTGTATAGAGGAGCACCTTATGGCTGCTAATACCGGCAATAATAAGAGGACTGCTGTCCGGCATGTTCGCGATGGAATTAAGTCCAATTACAATAAAGAATCAGAATGCGCCTGCTGCGGTACTACCGAGGCACTGGAACTGCATCACTACACCACATTATCTACATTGCTAAAAAAGTACAGTAAGGAGAAAGGTTTACCAATCTCTACCGACGAAGAAGTACTAGCAATGAGAGACCAGTTTTACGAAGACCATTGGTATGAATTAGTTGATTACACTGTTACACTATGTAATAGTCATCACGTTGAGCTTCATAGAATATATGGCAGAGAGCCAGCACTGACTTCATCAGAGAAGCAAGAGAATTGGGTGAAAAAGATTCATGGAAGACTATCCGGCAAGGACGCCGACCTAATCCCTGAGGCTACTGTATCCAATAGATTTTCTAGACATATATAAGGAGCCTTTAAATGTCCCTATGGGAAGGAATAAAAGAAAAACTAAACCCTGCCCAGAGAATTATAGCTCAGGACGAGGGTTCTACTAAGCCTACTACACAAACAAAGTTATCTAATATACAAGCTACGTACGATACTATCGAAGTAGTCAATAGAGGAGTCAATCTACTAGTAGATAACGCCGCTCTAGTTGGTTTTGATATAGGCAAGTCGCTGAACTTTACAGGCAGAGTGCCTAGTACCAGAGCCGCGACTATAGCTAACCTACTAAACTATAGACCTAACCCTTACATGGATACTAGCACTTTTAGGCGATTAATTCTTATGGATTTTCTCTTAGACGGTAACGCATTTATTCATTTTGATGGTACAGCGCTTTACCACTTACCCGCTAAGAATGTGGAAATTATACCTGACTCTAAAGGTTACATAAACAAATTTATGTATAATGGTACTGTAGAATACAAAACTTCTGAAATTATCTTTATCAAAGATAACAGTGCAAAATCTGTGTACAGAGGTGATTCTAGGATTAACAGTGCTCTAGAGTCTTTGTATACTAGAGAGTCTATGACAGACTTCCAAAAGAAATTCTTCGATAATGGAGCCTCTATAGGTCTTATTATTGAAACTGAGCAGATACTAAGCAAAAAGTTTAAAGAACGACAGGAACGTGAATGGGTTACTAAATATAATCCTAAGCGGGGGCATGGAAAGCCACTAATTCTAGACGGAGGCCAGAAGGCAAAGTCTACAAGTAGCTCTAACTTTAAAGAAATGGCATTTTCTGAAAGTGTAGCAGCTTTGGAAACCAAGGTACTAGTTGCTTTAGGCATACCGCCTTTACTCCTAGACTCTGGTAATAATGCTAACATAAAGCCTAATTTAGAGTTATTGTTCTATACTAACATACTGCCGATGCTTCGTAAATTCGAATCAGCATTTGAGTTATTCTTCGCATTTGACGTGCAGCTAGTTACGCATAGAGTTCCTTCGCTACTTCCAGACCTAAAGGACGAAGCAGAAAGAATATCAGCACTAGTAAATAACGGACTCATTACAGGAGACGAAGGCAGAGCTATGTTAAGGCTCGAAGCTATAGGTACCCCTGAAATGACTGAGATAAGAATACCACAAAATATTGCTGGTTCTGGAACTGGAGTTACAGGACAGCAAGGCGGAAAGCCAAAGGAGCCAGATAAATGAATGAGCTAATGGATAAAGTATACTCTGTATATGAAACTGAGCTGCCAACCAGGATAGTGTATAACGCTACTGTTGTTAGCCCTACTTCGGTTAGAGCAATACTTAACAAATTTAAAAGTTGGGATAAGTTTGAAGAAGCTTATAAAGAGTATTGTGATGCTAAAGGTACACAGCCAGCCAAGAAAACTATAGTTACCAAGCCTATGACTAGTAAGGTGACTAAAAAGTGAAGTATTATCAATCAAAAGTACTGACTAAAGTACACGTTGTAAAGGCAGAAGACTCTGAGGATTTAATTATCGAAGGGTTTGCCAATACAGTAAGTAAAGATAGGGCGGGAGATGTTATCCCTTCTACTACTTGGAGCAAGCCTAGCGCTATGTCCAATTACCTTAAAAATCCAATAATTTTAGCGTACCATAATCACTCTAAGCCTATAGGCAGAATGATTGATTGGGATGCTAGTCCTCAAGGACTAAAGATAACTGCTCGTATCAGCCGTGGTGCTGGGGAAGTTCATCAATTAATTAAGGATGAAGTCTTATCCACATTCAGTGTTGGATTTAATATATTAGATGCCGAATACGATGAAAGAACAGATACGTTCCTAATCACCGATGTAGAACTGCATGAGGTATCGGTAGTAGCAGTTCCTTGTAACCAAGACTCTACATTTTCAGTTAAAAAAAGCATGACCTCTCAAGACTTTGAGGGATTCAAAAATAAAGTAACGCCAACAGGCGACAAAAAGGAAGAAAAAATGACTCTTGAAGAAATTAAAGCTTTGGCGGCGGAACTTAACGCCAACTCTGGCAGTAACAACGACGATATTGCTAAAGCAGTATCAGCAGCTACACAAAAGGCTCTAGCAGATGCTGCTCAGTCTCAAAAAGACGCAGAAATTGCTAAAGAAAAAGCACTTGCAGATACAGCAGCTAAAGCAGAAGCTATTAAAGCAGAAGCTAAATCAGCAGCAGCAGAGCTAATCAAAGAACTAGAATCTAAATTAGATGCTAAAGACGGCGCATTCGCTGAAGTAGTTAAAGCTAACAACGACCAGCTTGTCTCTCTTAAAGACGAGATTGCTCAAATCGTAGCAGCTAGAAATAACCCTGCAATGAATCCTATCTCTAGTGCAGTTCGTGGTACAGAAACTAAGCAGTTCTCTGCAGATGCCGACGCTCTTATGTTCGTAAGTACTATCAAGAAAGTTGGAATCTTCGACTCAGAACTAGGTAAGTCTATTAAAGCGGTAAACGCTTCATCTAGCATCCAGGTATCTAGCGACGGTTATGAAACTACTTTCGGTACTAACTTAATTCGCGATATTCAAGCAGCTCTAGTTGTAGCCCCTCTATTCACTGAAATGGCTATGAACTCAGCAACTATGACTATCCCAGTTAACCCTGACAGAACTACTGCGACTTGGATTGCTTCTGCAACTCTTGCTGATGGTAGCAACCCAGCCCGTACTGGCCCAGAATTAACAGCAGCACTTACTGAACGTACTCTTAAGACATTTAAGCTAGCCGCTAAAGTATTCTTAACTGAAGAAACTGAAGAAGATGCAATCATCTCTCTAGTTCCAATTCTACGTAGCCATTTAGTTGAAGCGCATGCTAAAGCAATCGATGCCGCGTTCCTAGTAGGTACTGGTGTTGGTCAACCTAAAGGTCTAGCTACTCAAGCAAACGCTGTACCGGGTCAAACCTTCGTAACAGCAGCTAAAGCTGACGGTACTGTTAAAGTAACAGCCGCTGAAATCTTAGCTTCTCGTAGAGGTCTAGGTTTATACGGTATTAACCTTGATGAGCTATATGTAATCATCTCTCAAGACGCATACTGGGACTTAATCCAAGACACTGAGTGGGCTGATGTTCAGCAAGTTGGTCAAGCTAATTCTACTAAACTAGTTGGTGAAGTTGGAAACATATACGGAATGAGAGTTCTAGTTTCTAATGAGTTTGATACTAAAGCAGTAGCTACAGCCTACGGTGTTATAGTTAATGCTAGTAACTTTGTTGTTCCACGTCAACGTGGTGTTACAGTTCGAAGCGACTTCGATATCGAACTAGATAGAACAGTATTCGTTGCAACCCAACGTTTAAACCTTGAGCCTATGATTGAGGCTTCAGCCGGTAACGGTAAAGGTGTTGTTTCTATGCAGTACGCAGCAGTATAATAGCACACTAAAAAGGCCCTTCCCTTCTCGGGCGGGGCCTTTTTGTTAGGAGACACAATAATGGCGCTTATTACTCTTGCAGGGTATAAAGAATACAAAGACCTTAAGACTCCTAATGGAGACTTGAAGCTAGAACCTCTGATTGCTTTTGTCAATAAATTCATAGAAAACTACTGTAATATAGTATTCGACGTAACTGTAGTAACGGCCGCATTAGCGACCTCAGATAACGAGATAGACGTACTAATACCTCACGCCAATATTACTAGCGTTGAGCAATTAGTGGTTAATGGTACATTAGTGGACCCTTCTAACTATATTGTAGACCTAGAAGTAGGGATAATAGAATCTTTAGGTAGATTTCCTAGTAATAGGAACTCTATTAAAATAGACTACACCTATGGGTATAGCAAACCACCAGCAGACCTAGTTATTTCTGCGTATGAGTTAGTATCCTACTTTAATAAAGGTAGCTTTACCTCCTCTAGAACCTCTAGTACTGGAGAGAGCTCTACTAACCACACTCCCACCCTGATACCACCACAAATTAGACTAATGTTGGATATATATAAGCTATGAGTACTTTTCAGTCCATATTAGACCAAGCTTTATCTAGTAAAGGTACTGGGTACAAAGTACCTGCTGCGGTTAAGTCTTCTATAGACGCTAAAGGTCTGTCACTTAAAGCTACCCTTGAGCTAAGGCTTAAGAACGAAGGTGATGTAGCAGAGGAAGACATAGATAAAGTAGCTTTCGAAGCAGCTTCTAGGAGAATAGATGATATACTATCAGATATAATGTCTAGAGACATTTTAGATGGCAAGTTCTTCACTAAAACTATTAGAACGAAGAAAACCGGAAGCGTAGATGTTCCTGCTATACCTGGATTACGCGGAGTAGATGGGAAGTTTATGTCCGCAGCCAACTTAGCTAGGCTACTTAACCTTACTCTATTTACGGCGGTAAAAGAGGCTATGGGGACCCCCGCACTAGTAAATAGAACGGGTAGATTTGCACATAGTGTACATGTAACGTCATTAGACTTTATGAAACGAACTAGTAGTGCCCAACAAAATAAGGCCTCTATTTTCTTCTCTTATATGTTATTACCTTACCAAGTATTTGAGAGCAATGCGAACCGCAGTCCAACAAAACTTATAAAAATAGCGCTAGATGATGCTTTAAGAAAAGCACTACATCCTAGCTCCTTTAAACAAACAAACTTTAATCCTGAGGGGCCCTAATGAGCGGTAGATCCGGAATAACTAAAGCAATGGTAGCTAAAATGTCGTCTCTATTTGACGGCACAGGCTACTATGTAAACAATTTATATGGTAATATAGACTCTAAAATAGTACATTTTGAAGACGTAGAAGAGTTCCCCTACATAAGCGTTACCGCAGGGGGAGAGAATAGAGAAGATTTACCCTCTAACTTTACCTGGGCAACATTAACAGTCAACATAACTATATATGTTAAGTCAGAAGAAACCGCACAAGAAATGCTAGAATCTATCATTTCTGACGTAGAAACTTTCCTTGACACCCACTTAAGTTTGGAGTATACTGTAGTTACTTCCGCTGGTGAACAAACTAAATCTACAGTAGATAACTCAATAATTTCAATAAATACCGATGAAGGTATTTTGAGCCCGTTAGCATTAGGTCAGGTTACAGCAACCGTACGTTATGAGAAAATACGTAAGACCGCCCCATAATTTAAGGAGAATTATACATGTCAATTAATTTATCCCGTAATACTCGACTATGGATTAGTACCGAGAATAAAGACGGATCGCACACTAACGCTAACACCTTTGAGATACCCATCCAAGAAGGCTACAGCTTGTCTCAGTCGGTATCAACAACAGATGTTTCAGTGGAAGAAGCCGGAGCTACTCCTATCCGAGGCAGCAAAAGATTCAACACTTCTAGAGACCCGGTAGACTGGAGTTTTACAACTTACATGAGCCCTTATCTATCCGCTACAATCCATTACATGGTAGATATGTTACTGTGGCATTCTCTTGCTAGTAGCAAAGATACCGCTACTGACTTTGATAACCTAGACGGCATAACAAAGGTGTTCGGAGACGCCACTAGTTTTAAAGTAGGGTTTTCTAATAACTCAGCACACGTACTAACCGAGCTTTATTTGTACTTTGAAGTAGATAAAACTATGTACTACATAGATAAAGCACAAGTTAGCCAAGCAGAGCTTAGTATAGATATTTCCGATATTGCACAGACTGCATGGTCTGGTCAAGGTCTTACGTATACTCCTATCCCTTCACCTGCTTTTGTAGCTGCTGGTAGCAATACTTTTGATGAAGTTGCGCCCGTATCTGGTTTTGTAGGGATACCTGCAAATAAGACTTATTTAGTTAATAAACTTACTCTTTTAAACTTAAACTCTGATATGGCACCTGCAAGGTCTGCTGGAATTAATGATAACTATAATATTCCTATTACTAGTGGAAGCATCACTATAAATAACAATATTACATATCTAACTCCTAACACACTGGCTGAAGTAGACGCCCCAATCGGGTCATTTACAGGGTCATTTGAAGTTACTGGAACTATTGAAGCTTACCTAAGAGACAACGCAGGAGCTGACGGCACTACAGGGTCCGCGTATGGGTCTGCCGACTTACTAGCGCACATGCTAGCTAACGTTAGTAACGCTGTTACCAACGCTGCTAACGTAGTGTTTAAAGTAGGTGGAGGAAATGGAGCTAGAGTAGAGATTACTGTACCCGCAGCTCACCTATCTATACCCGACCTATCTATTGATGATGTAGTATCAACATCTATAGAGTTTAAAGGTATACCTTCTTCTCCTGACTTAGTTAGTGGGGATGAAGTATCTCTAGCTATGTTCGCAGAGTAACCTAGTATGGGTATTGCCTTTAAACAAGGTTCTGCTCTCTATATCAGTGACGGCGCCACCAAGTACAAGTTTCTTGTTGGCGAAGCCACTGCTTCACAGACATTTTTAGATGATAGGCAGGAAGTAAAAACTCTGCATGATAGGTCTTTAGTAGAGAGGAGTTTCTCCACGGAGAAGTCTCCTGCATCTCTTACCTTCTCTATACATCTCGCCGCAGGTCTTCCTGAGCGTGAGCTAGCTTCGTGGTTTGATATGCCTTTTATATCTGGAACAAGACATAATATTATTACTTCTATTTCTTTAGATGCAGCACCCTCTCAGAGGGATGTATTTATAGAAACTGGAAGTACTGTATACCGGCTAAAAGATGCTGTGGCAGAGAATTTATCCTTTACAATAGGGAGCAAGGACCTTCTTTCAGCTAATATTACTGCAACCGCCCCTGACTTAGAAGATATATCTTCTAACCTAACAGAGTTCAACAGTCTGTCAACTGTTAGCCAAACCTCTAGTGGGTTTAGATCGGATTCAGTAATAATCCCGGGTTACTCTAATATAGTAGGTGTTACCGCCGAGCTAACTAGAGGCATTTCATGGCTATCACAAAAATCTGTGTTCAGTATAGGAAGTATGTATACCGTTAGCACTCCGATGATAGATACCCTAGCAGTATCCGGGTCTATCACACAAATAAAATTAAATAATAATAAAAACTATAACCCCGAAGCCTTAATTGATATACAGTACGGCCCTTCCTTTAATTTAAGGTTAGATAAGTGCAGCATAACAGAACGATGGGACTTAGGTAATTACCACCGAGTAATTGCAGACTATACAATATTACCTAGCGCAATCAACTCATTTTTAACATTCTAGAGGAAACAGAATTAATGAACTTAAAAAGTATAATCGTAGACACAAAAGTAGTAGAAGTAGACTTCGAAGGTATCGAAGGATTTAAAGTAAAAATAGCTGCTATTTCAAGAGAGCTATCAAGAAAGATTCGTAATGAGTCTGAAATAACTAAGATAGACCCAAAATTAAAGATGCCTGTAAAAGAGCTGGACCAAGATAAGTTTGTAGAGAAATTTGCAGAAGCTGCTATAAAAGGTTGGCATGGTCTGCAGTATAAGCATCTAAAAGAATTAGTACTAGTTGATGAGTCTCAAATCGAAGACTTAGAGGCAGAAGTAGAATATAGTTTAGAGAACGTAGTAGAACTAATAAAACACTCTCAGATGTTTGATAGCTGGGTTAACGAGCAGGTCTTTAGTCTGGAACGATTTCGAGGCTGAGAGATCTGAGTCCACTTTAGAGTATTTAAAACAGTATTTAGATAACGCTAAGGTTGGCATGACTGCAGAGTCTTACATACGGATGGAACAAGAACTAGGAGAGGAGCCTGACTTTGATAAAATGCCTCCCTCCTATGAAGACTTTCCTTTGTACGTACATACAGCTTTCGAAATATTTAATGCGTTGCCCGACACGTATAGTGGTGGAATGAGTAGCATATACTCCGGTAAGAACTACTCGTCCTTAGATATATTATTCTCTCTACACTTGGTAGAGTCCCTTGCTAGACTGGAAGTATTCGAAGTAATACAATTCCTAGATGGCAGGGCTAAAGACACGGCTTTCAAAGAGGCTAAAAAAGCAGCAGACAAAGCCAAGAGGAAGTAATCCTCTAGAATAGGGCTTTTCCCTATTTAGCTCCTTTCCGTTTTGGTTATGGAGCTTTTTTTGTATACGCAAGGAGACGTTATGGCAGGTAAGAACATAAAGAGCATAAGAATAGAAACTACCTCAACAGGGGCAAAGGCAGCTACAAAAGAAATAAAAGATTTAGATTTAGTTATTGAAAACGCTACCAAAAGTATCTCTGAATTTTCTTCGATATCTAAAACGTTTAATAAGTCATTATCCAATATGGCAGCTATGTCTAGTAGTGTTTCTTCTTTAGATAAAAGTCTGGGAGGGGTAGCTAAGTCAGTTAAAGCACTTAATTCCGCTACAGCAGGCACTAAAGCCCAGACTGCTAAACTAGAGGGCTATATAACTAATATAGAAGTATTAGGTAGCGTACTAATAGACCTAGCTAGGAATGCAAATGTAGCGGAGCACGCATTAGATGGTATAAATGCCGCTTCAGGAATGAGCAGTCTTATAGGGATATTAGAGCGTATAGAAAATAACACTGCTGAGCTAGGCGTTACTGCTGACAAGACTGCAGAATATATAACTGACTTAGAGGTAACTACAAATAGGACCGGAGAAGAATTAGAACAGATGGCGTACCAAGCCCGTGAAGCAGAAAGAGCTGCAGCAGGACTAGGTAAGGCCTCCGCTAAAACTAATAATGATACTCGTAGGCTATCTGAAGGGGGTAGAGGGGCAGCTAAGAGCTTTAGTGCTTTAGCATTCGGAGCCAACCCCGTAGTAAGCGCCTACGCCGCAATCGCGGTCAATATATTCGCTGTTACAGCAGCATTTAGACTACTGAATGAAGCAGCTAGTTTTGAAAGATTAAAAACACAGACTGCAGGATTCTCTGCATCTGTTTCAGGTCTGAACGTAAAGGCATTAGCCCAAGATATGCAAGAGGCCAGTGCGGGTGCTTTAACATTAAAAGATAGCTTATCATTTGCAACTAGAGGGGTATCTTACAACTTTGGTGCAGACGCACTAAAAGAGCTAACTATCGGAGCTAGAAAAGCTTCCGTAGCACTAGGTACAGAATTTAGTGATGCTTTAGATAGAGTACTTAGAGGTATTTCTAAGAAAGAGATAGAAGTACTAGATGAAGTAGGTGTAATAACAACTCTTACAGCAGCATACACAAAATATGCAGATAGGATAGGTAAGACTATAGAGGAACTTACAGAGTTCGATAAACAAACAGCTCTAACTACCGAAGTTCTTACCCAGTTAAATGAAAAGTTTAAAGGTGTTGAGCTCAATACTACGGGCTGGGAGAAACTGGGTGTCGCAGTCAGTGATTTTGCTACTAGTAGTTTAGGTAGCTTATCTAAGACTTTAGGACCTGTAGCGGAGAGCCTAGCTTACTTAACTACACTAATCACGGACACTCCTACAGGGGCAGACCAAGCTGCAGAAAGTTTAAAGATATTTAATGAAGCACTTGCATCTGGTGACGTAATACAAGCTGGTGTAGCAATGAATCAATACAAAACTATACTAGAAGAGACAGCGCAGAGCCAAATAGACAACGCGGACCAAATAGCTAAGATCAAGGAGGATGACTTAAGGCTTACTAGAGTACTTACTACGGCAGTAATACTACTAGGTACTGCAATAGTAGGTGCTTACGGAGCTAGCGTAGTAGCCGCAATAACAGGTAGTTTAGTGGCTATAGGTACTGCTATGAGAACTTTTATTACCGTTATGCGAAGCTTGACTACAGCAAACTTACTGATGTCAGCTTCTATACCTGTACTTGGATTGGCTAACCTAGCTAGATTTGCTGTTGTAGCAGCCGCAAGTGTAGTGGCAGTAAACTTAGCCTTTAAAGAGTTTAACTCTTCCCCCAAGCCTGACGATATAGGTATAAACCCACAGGATTGGATAGCTACAGCAGCCGCTGTATCTGATATGAAACAGTCCCTACTAGACGCGGGTTTTGATACAGATGTGGTCGGTGGGCTTGACCCTGAAAAGTTACTATCTTGGTCTAACGCAGTTGATACTTCTGCCGCTGCAGTAGATAGTATTGTAAACTCACTTAAGCCTGCAGCTACCCCTATGGATAAGCTTATTACACAATTCGGTGCTGTAGGGCTTTCTGCTATAAATCTTACAAAAGAAGTAGGGGACGTACAAAAGCAGTTAGACCTTATAGATGGATTTAAACAGAGTGGGCTTATTCCAGCACATATGGAAGTTGAGGCTTTTACTCAAGCGCTTAGAGACAGCAGAGCCGCTGGTGAAGAGTTTAAAGACTTTATGAGTACGGGACTTAAAGTAAAAAGTATAGAATTGGCTGGAAGAGACATGGGTAAGCTTACGCTTATACAGTCTGAGTTGAACGCTAAAAAAGACGAGTATAAAAGAATTACAGAGGGTGTGGGTAAAATAGCGTCTACCGATGTAGAAAGGGATAAGTTAAAAAGTGAAATTCTTGTCTTAGCGGCTAAAGAAACTTCGCTAATACTGACTACGAAAGAGATTGCAGCGCAAGAAGATTTGGCCCTACAACATGGTAAAGCTCTTGCTACTTTACAGGAAATTCCTCAGTATGAGTCAGCAATCCTTAGGCTAAAGGGAAACCAATTAGCGCAGGATATAGCACTATTAAAAACACAGAATATAAATACTGACTCTAAACAAAGAGAGTTAGATTTATTAAATAAGCAGCTAAAAGTTCAAATAAGTATAGAAGCTACTGGAAAAACAGCGGCAGAACAATCCACTATAGATACTATGGCTTTGGAAAGCCTACGTGCTAGAACAAGTTTAGAGTCTGATATCCTAGACCTGCAGATTGAGCAACTAAAGACTAAGGCGGCTTCTTTAAGTAATGAAGACCCCGCAAAAGCAGAGTTACAGGAGCAAATCAAACTACTAGAAAATAAACAAAAGCTAACTAAAGTCCAAGAGGGTATAGACAGTAAAACATCTTCACTTAGTAGAGACCAAGGAGCCTTGGCACTAGCTATAGGCAGGGCCGGTAGTGAGAGAGAGAAGGTGCTGCTAGCTCAAGAAAACTTAGATATCGAAAAAAAGAAAATAGCTCTTATGAGTGATGAGTTTGCAGCAGCTAAAGCTACGCTTGCGCTATCTGTAGAACAAGATAAGCTGGACGCTAGAAAAGACGCTGCCCCTGGAAGAGATATTTCTAACACTTTAGGTAGTATCGCAGGGCTAGAAGGTATACCTAGTGTACTCTCTGGAGTGGCCGAAGGTGGTTCAGTTATAGCAGCTTCTCTTGCAGATGCGGCAGAGGCAGGGATGACAGGTTTTGATGGGTTTTCTGAATATTTGTCTGGTAATTTACAGGGATTTATAGATATGTCTACTGGTCTGGCTAATGCCGCAGGTAGTATATATCAATCATTATCTGACGATAAAGTCGCTGGTATAGATAGAGAGATTGCAGCAGAGAAGAAACGCGATGGTAAGAGCATTGAAAGTCTAGCGTTAATCAAGAAGCTAGAAGCTAAAAAGATTAAAGAGCAGGCTAAAGCTAAGAAAGCCCAAGTAGTTATTTCTACAGCAACTGCTATCATGCAAGGGTACGCTCAGTTAGGTCCAATTGCAGGGCACGTAGCAGCAGCAGCTATGGCAGCTATGGGTCTGTACCAGATAGCTCAAATAGACAAGGCATCTCAAGGTTCTATTGACGGAATAAGCGCAGGCTCTGGTAGCGTAAATACTAAGATAGAGGGAGGCTCTAGGAGTAACGATATAGACACTTCTAGAAACTCTAACGCAGGTGAACTTGCTTATGTGTCTGGTCAGAGAGGTAATGGTACTGCTCAGAATTTCCAAACACCGGGCAGAGCAGGACGAGGTAGTTCAGCCGCAGGAGCTAGCATAATTGTTGGTGAACGTGGGCCTGAAGAGATAACTCCTCAAATGCCGGTTAACGTTTCAGGTATTGGAGAATCTTCTGGTGGAGGGGGCGGAGGCTTTGTGTTTAGTCCGATGTTCCAAATAGACACTGTAGACTCTAACGGTTTTGAAGACTTAACTAAGCGCTTTAGTAAGGAACTCTATGATGGTTTAGAGACTGAACTAAGGGCTAGAAATCTAACGCTAGAAAGTCTAGCATAAACAAAGGGAGCTTCTATGCTCCCTTTTTTCATATGTATAATAAAAAATTTATATTGTAAGTTAGGTAATAGTACTATATAATATAGAAACAAATGGAGGACACTATAAATGGCATACGACTTAAGCTTAGGAAGATTACCAGACCCTACTACCCCTATAAAAGGTCCGGGTTTTAAAACACAACAAATATTACCAAATGACCCAGGTATGATCCACCAATTAAATAGCGGTGCATCTATTGGGGTTAGATTTCCTGGAGGAAACTTCTGGGAAATTGAGCTTAGCTACGGGGCTTTAACTATAGCACAAGCTAAGCCTTTAAAGAACTTTCTGTACTCATTACAGGGAGGTTTTAAGAACTTTTATGTATCCCTGCCCATAGAGGCGTACCCTGCAACAGGTCAGTGGGACACAAATACAGGGGCTACCAACTCTATACGAACTACAAGCCTATCTAACTCAATAGACATAATAAACTGGGATACTATATCAGCCGGAGGCAACAACCTGTCGCCTGGAGACCTAATAAAACTAAGTAATAGTAATAAGATATATGCTATTACTAGTACAAACTATGGTACCGCGTCTTTAGGCACTCTAACAGTGGTACTTAACTGTGACGTACTTAACCCTAACTCTATACCAGCAGCTAGTTTAGAGGGAAGCATCCTAAAGTTTAGGGTTAAACTAGTGGGAGGAGTACCAGCATTTAGACTTAATAGTAACGGGTTATATGAACCAATTACATTGTCTCTTAAGGAGAACATACTATGAGTAGAAACTTACTTCCGTCTGCTCTAGACTACTTAGCTAATACTAACGACGTACGCATAGCGCATTTAGTTAGACAAGAGCTGAGTGAAAGTACTGAGCTACTTCCAGTATTCACTTACTTGACTGACTACGCAAACGATATAGTTTGGGCAGGGCAAACGTACGAAGCAGGAAAGATAACTAAAGTAGGGGATTTGAGGCAGACACAAGGGTTAACTAACTATAAATTAAGCATAGATGTAGCCGGAGAGTTCCAAGAAGAATTAGATAAAGGCCTAGTAGAGAACTTAAACAAGTCTTACGTAGGTAAAGAGATAGAAGTATTAAGAGCTTACTTAGACGAAGGGGCTAACATTATACCCTTTGATAAGACAACTAATGGACCGATGCAGTACTTTATAGGTGATATATCGGACATAAATATTACAGAAAATATAGTTTCTGGCAACTCTACAGTTAAGTGGGATTGTGCAGGTAAATTTCAAGATTTCGAATTAGTCAATGGCAGAGTTACCGACGACGCCTCCCATAGAGGTTTAGTTAGTAACTTAGACGGGTCCACCAGCCCTAGTAATGGGGCCAAACGTGAAGCCTATAAACTAGACACAGGTTTCCAACACGCCAACCAAACTATCAACACAGTATCAGAGTATATGACTAATGAAACTCGTTATAGAATGAAGTCTAGTTGGTTAGGTTTTAGGACTAGTACCGAAGAGTACCAAGTAGAGATAAAAAATACCTTTGAGTTAGGACTAGACCTAGCAGCTAAATTTATACCTAGAGTATACGGAGTTCGTAAAATACCCGGTATTCCAATATTCCTTGATTCATTAAAAGATAGGCCTGACGTTCTTTATGTAGTCTACGCACTGTGCGAGGGCGAGGTAGATTCTATACTAGATATATACTTAGACGGTAAGTCTACCATATGCAATGATAGTAATGATAACGATGGACGAGTTTGCACAGGTACTAGAAGGCAAGGAGACACCCTTTCTGTATTCACCACTGCATCGGGAGAGGCAGACGCAATCGAAGCAGACAATAGCTGGGTATACGGCGGTGCATTAGCTGATATATTTGGAGGGAGCTACGCAGGCGGAGGGTTAGGGGGTATTTTAGACTATGCAAACTTCCCAATAGAAATAGTTACTCCCAACAAGGTTACAGAAGGCAGAACTGACGGTACTACTCATGAAGGGTTCTTTACTGTTAATGGTGACGCTGGGAGGTATACTGTTATTGCTCATCACGGGTTGGCAGATCAAGACGCTAACGCTAAACTAGTAGCAGAAGCTGCTGCTGGTAACTTCTCTGGACAGAAAGCATGGGCAGAGAGAACTGGTAGAACTCTCGCCCAGTACCCAGAGTATTGGGATGCTAACTGTAAGCTTCTAGATACTTGCTACATAGTACTAGAGGTAGCTATAACGGAGAATAGTACTACAATACCTGAGATAGAGGCTACAGTTTCGGGTAAGCTAGTTAGTACGTACTCTGACCTAGGAGTAGAAACTCCTAGGCAGTATACTCTAAATCCTGTTTGGCAGATGTTAGACTACATGACTGACCCTGTTAGTGGGGGAAGTTTAGACCCAACTTTAGTGGACTACAAGTCTTTCTATGACGTTGCACAGGTTTTGGACGAAGTCAGCACTACTTATGAGGACGATTTTGTGTCCCACTGGAGGTACTTGGGTTGGAAGGATGCTCCCAAAACGAATCAGGTAATGGTTGACGGGGAGCTTCACGATGTACAGAAAGCCTTTATGCAAACTAATGTTGTGCTTAGAACGGAGACTACTGTTACCAAGAATGTGCAGAGCCTACTGAAGCAGTTTGATGGTACTTTGAATATCTTAGGCAGTAAATACCATTTATCACTAGAAGATAACTCTACAGCCATAGCTACTATAGACGCCTCAGAAATAAAAGGGGGAATCAGAACAAAAGATTTATCTAACAAAAATAAGTGGAACTCTATTCAAGCTGCGATAACAAATCCAGCCCAAGAATGGGATTCTACCCAAATAAACTTCTTTAACTCTGAGTACCTAGAAGCGGATAATGGTGTGAACAAAAAAGGTAATGTAGTATTCTCTTATATAACTAATTACTACACCGCTAGAGAGTGGGCCCAAGTACAGTTGTCTAAGTCTAGGTTCTCTAGAGAGTTATCTATGACTACGCATTATAAGTACTCCAACCTGTTCCCTAATGCTAATGTTAGGGTCACGTATGATAGATTCTCTTACGTAAATAAAATATTTAGAGTAAAGTCTACCTCATTACAGGCCAATGGTTTAGTTAATATTACTTTAGAAGATTTTGACCCTAGCATCTATATCTCAGATGATAGTGATAAAGAGGGTGAGTTCTATTTAGCTGCACCTACTCTTAGTATGCCCAAGGGACTAGAGTTTATATCACTACCCTCTGCTAGGTTTCCTGGGCTTAATACACAGAACTTTCCGGACGTTAACGGATTCTTACTATGGGATGTTTCTAACAGTAGCTCATTACTCCGGTACCAAGTTGTTGATTGGCAGGGTACTATTACAGAGATTGGGGTTCCTACTTCTGAG